CTGGCTTTCTGGCTTTCTGGCTTTCTGGCTTTCTGGCTTTCTGGCTTTCTGGCTTTCTGGATTCTAGTTTTTGCCGGTTTTTTCCAAAAAGCCGCGTCTAAAGCCTTCTCTAAAAAAGACATTAGGAACGGAGAAGGATGAACGTTAGTATCCAGGAAATGCAGTCAGCTGCTTCCAATATGGGCTCTATGGACCAAATAAATGTTTCTTCCGAAATCGGGAATGTAATTGAAGTAACCGAACTCAGTGATGATCTCGGCCTGAATCTTCTGGCAAATCAGAATCGCTCCAAACCCGAAGGAACGCAGAGTTTCGGCTCAGCACCCATCCGGCTTTCAGTTTCAGATGATATGAAGCCAATCCAATTTGATACCCTTGAGCCAATTGATCTTAATAACTTCGGGAATACCTTTGGCAATATGACTGATTCAAGCTCTGCTTCATCTAGTAACACCCTACCTCAAATCAGTATCTCCAAGGAATCAAGTCCTTATAATAACTATCAATCTAGTTCATCTCCTTCTATTTCTCTAACACCAGCTCCTCCTCGCGACTTAGAGAAGGAGAGGCAGGATAAGATTGAGTATTTGAATAAGCTACAGCGACTTGAATCTAAGGGTTATCCCGTGAGCAAGCGTTTCACGATGGACAATTCTTTCGAGGAAATCAAGCAGGAATATACTAGACTTGTTGATGCCAGAAATCTGGAAGGCTCTCTCAGGTTCCAGCGTCAGATGCTCATGGGTGCAATCACTGGTCTCGAGTGGATGAATGACAAGTTCGACCCTTTTGATATTAAGCTTGAGGGATGGTCTGAATCTGTTCACACAAATGTGGAGGATTTCGATGAGATCTTTGAGGAGCTATATGACAAATACAAGGACCGTGGTAAGATGGCACCTGAGATGCGCCTCATGATGGCCGTCGCTGGAAGTGGATTCATGTGTCACGTGTCTAATTCCTTCTTCAGGCAGAAGATGCCAACAATGGACGATGTCTTGAAGAGCAATCCAATGCTGGCTAAGCAGATGGCCCAGGCAGCGGCGGCCCAGGCTGGTCCTGGATTCGGGAATTTCATGGGAATGGCAATGGGGATGCCTGGCATGCAAGGTATGCCAGGCGCACAAGGAATGGGAGGCGGCGGGCCACCAAATATGCCAGCATCCGCAATGGCCATGGATCCTCCTGGGCCAACCGGTGGATTCTTCGGCTCTAGTGGTAGATCTGCAGCTAATCCAAGCCAGATGTCCTCTAGTGGAAGCGTAGACCCTGGTCAGAGACGTGAGATGAAGGGACCCTCTGGCGTTGATGACATTCTGAGAACCTTTGAGGATGTCCGCAAAGCCGAAATGGATTCTATCGGTGTTCGCACAATGCCTGTGAATGTGACAATGCCCACACAGCAGCAGCCGGCAATGGTAGCAGTCTCTGAGCTCCAGAGTGTAGCCAGCGACGAGTATAGCCAGGCAGATTCTACAAGATCTGGAATAAATAGGCGCAGAGCAGGACGCAGGCCTGCACCGGTTGGCTCTACGGTGAGCTTGGATGTATAGTTTTTTTTAAAAAAGTGTGCAAAAATTTGATTATAATCTAAAATGTGTGCTTAGTAAGCCCATATTTTACCTATGCTACCGCAACTACCAGAGAAATGGGTCTTCGGAGAAAAGGTCCCTTTTCAAGAAAGCAATACCATTGAATTAAAGCGAGTCTCCATATTCACAGGCCTTTTCAACCTAAAATCTATTCGTGACTCTGGACTCCCTAAATATAAGGAAACCATTCATGCATTTCTCAATGGTGTCGGCGGATATCTAATTATGGGAGTCCTAGATAACGGAACAATTGCAGGAGGTGAAAATCTGACTCCAGATTTCCTAGATAAATTTAACCTCTGGATAGATTCGTGTTATGGAAGTTTTACTTGTAAAGACGGAGGACCCATTGACCCTTCCGTAATACAAATGAAAATACATACATTTCCTGTGCAGGAATTACCTGATAATAGCCCTTCAACTCATATTCTAGTAGTAGAAGTAATTAACAAGGGAGTGCCACTCAACATAATGAACCGCTCTGGTGCTATAATTTACAGACTCAATGCCAGTAATTACAAGATGATTACTGAGCCCGTATATAAGAAACGTGATGTCAAGGGAATGATTCAATCGATACAAGTCCACATGCAACAGATAATAGATGAGAAACACCGAGCCCTAGAGAGTATTCAGGATAAACATATGGATGAAATTAAAGCCATCGTAAAACGAGAAAGTAATATTACTCGTGATTACGTGGAGAAAATTAGCGAAAGTCTCTACGAGAAATATAAGATTGACCAAGAGCAAAATCTATGTGGAAAGATAATGCGATTTATTGGCCTTGCAACTAAATTCTGACTAGTGAGAGGACTACGATATTTCTCTCAATACCATCCTTCCCTGGATGTCGCTTAGTCACCTTGTCCTTGATAGCATATTGACCATACCATGACCATATGTTTTTCTTACCATCCTTTTTCACTCTGTATAAATAAATATTCTCAGTTTTCTCCGGATTTAGCAAGGGTTCATTATGCCTTTTTTCAGACTCATCCTGATCCCCATCATGACCAAATAGTGTATACTTTACATTATTCGGGTCACTCAAATCGTCATCATAGTAATCTGTTCCATCAACCGATCTTAGAATTGCAGTTTTCTTATCTTTCCTTATATTAATACCTTCTGTAGTAAAAGCCTTGCAACCAGTTTGCTGAAGAATATAATCATTGAGGCCAAAAGGACCAAGCCAAGTAGTGAATTCCATTTGTGCTTATATGCTTTATGTCGTGAGGACCAGGGAGTTCAATTTTTAGCTTTTAGCCTTTAGCTTTTATACTCAAAGTAGAAACTAATTGCGTCTACTCTTATTTCTACGCCTTGTTTTCCTCTTGTATCCACCTCTAAAAAACCCTTTTTTAGGTGGAAGATGCGGCCCTGTTTCTAGAGGGATGAGGGGGTTATTTAAAGCTTGTTCATTCGCATATTTATTTATAAAACGATATTCTACAAAGTCATCCCGTCCACATAAACTAAATATTTCATCTATAATAGTATCGGTTTGAATCATTTCTAGAAGCATTTTATTATCATATTGATAAATATCACTAGGAATTTGTATAGAAAAATACCTCTTAAATTCATCAGTTTCTGCATCCCGTTTTATTAACAAACCACCTACTATTTTAAATACCATATTCTTGATATCAAACGTATATTTTTCTTTAGCTTCTTGTTCAGGGATAGGCTCTGCTTCGCCAAAATCAATTAATTTACATCTTGCATTTCTACCATGACCTATAACAAATATATTATTTTCATGTGAATCATAATGTAAATATCCTGCCGAATTTACAGCATCAATTGCCTGTTTAGCTGAGCAAATTATAGCAAGATAATTTATTAACCTTTCTTTTTTTTCCTTACCAGATTCTTTAATTTCCTTACCAGATTCTTTAATTTCTGCAAATGCCTCTTTTACTGTCATTCCCTCAGGTCCTTCAAATATTAAATACGAATATGCTAATTCTGGATCAATAATGTTTTTTAACGTATCCTTATTTAAGAAAAAGTTCTTCTTTTTCTTTTCTTCTTTTTCTTTTATATCACCTTTGTTTATTAGTTCTTCTGATAGTACTCTAGCACCCATTAAATTAGATATACTATCTGGAACTGAGGCTGTTAATATATTTGATATTTCTATCTCTTGGATGGCTTTCTTCATATTTCCTAGAAAATCTTTATTAAAGTGAGTAGGAATAATCTGTTTAACATAATATTCTGTATTCGCTACATTTACATTAGCAACCTTGTATACAGTCCCATATACACCTTTTAGTTTAGATGAATTCTTACTTGTATTTTTTGCTTTCCATGCATTAATAATACGGTCGACAAATTCAGGTTGACCGTAGTATACAAAATTGCCTTGTTTATTTTTAGGAAGCGCCATATCTATTTTGTAGATTCAAAAAAGTGCGCAACGCAAAAGAGGACTAAAAAGCTTAAAGCTTATTTTTTAGTCTCTAAAATCCGAGCCGCAGGACAAAATGCATAAAATGGCTCCCTATCCTCTTTCTTCATATACCAGGTATTATGAGCCCCGAAACTTCTTTTTAAAAAGGAATCCTGGGTGCAAAAATTCGCCAGAACTTCTGCACTCTCAGGCTTATTTGAAGACTCTTCAACGCAATTAGAGAAAAACACATCCTCAGGATAATCCGCCGCGATTCCAGGGTATTTCCTAATGCATTGTTTCTGAAAGGAATTCTTTCTGAAACTCAGACCACCAATCCCATAAAATGAATTACCCTTAGAATACTCCTTTCCCCATATATCTTTCTTATTCCCAATTGCACCAGCATACGATCCACATCCAATATAATCATATTTCATGAAATCCTTAACCTTGAACTCAGATGCCGAGCATAAGACAGCATCCGTCTGAAATACCAAAATATTCTCAGCCTTCACTTGTTCCCAGAATTCTAGACTCTTAAATAATGCATTATATCCATCGCCGTCTAGGCTATCTGTATTAAGTGGAATCAAGTAGACTCTGCGCCCTTTTATCCCAGCAGTAGCAGCTTGTGCAAATGCGCTTGCAGATTTGCCATGAAAGACATAGAGATCCCAACTCTTACACATATTCTTGTCAAAATTCTCACAGACATATTGTAAATGCTCATGTTTCCTCGGCTCCACAATGACTAGAGCTTTACTATCAAAAAAGCCGGAATAGAACCACGTGTAGAATAGAATTATAATAAAAATAACTCCTATTATAATTTTATTATCATCTAACCACCATAACCAGGAGGTCATATCTACTTATTGTCCCCATAATCCTCGCATAACCTTGCTATATTGATCATGTGATTTCAAGCCAAATTTAGTATTTACCTCAGCCGGCTCTTGCTTTACTTCTAATTTAGACGCCTTATCTTGTAGTGACTTCAGAATTGCAGTTTCCTCTTGAGTTAATCCAAGAGTTTGAGCTGCACCCTTTGTCTTGCAAGTTGCATTGTTAATACCACCCTTTCCAAGAATACAGAGACTACTATTTTCATTGAATAAATAACCAACACAGAGAATCACAATGAGAGCCATCCAGGCTGCTGTAATTATATTTCTGGTTGCCAGGAAAAATATAACAAAAATAATTATACGACGAAACCATGGTTGATTTAGGAATTTTTCTTGTTCCTTAGAAATTTCCATCGGTAGAAAACGACCACCCAAGTTAATTAAGAAAATTGCAACTGCAAGTGAATAGGGAGATGATGCAATTTTTGTTAAAGATGCTTCAAATGGCCCACTTGGTGGGGGCATAGCTGGCGGTGGACCAGAGAAACTCATCTAACTGCTTTTATCAATATAATTTTAGAACTTGATCTAAGATTTAAGATATTTGTATCATATTTGCAATATACATTGAAACGGCTAACCCTGTCAAAAGGCCAATACGAGGGCACCATTCTGCTCCCAGCCAAACTGAAAAAAGTAGTGCAAATCTCCATAGTGGAGACTCCCATAGTGCAACCATTGTTGATGGATATGCCATCCGGAGAGCTAAGCTTTCAAATACATTCCATCCTAAAAGTGTTAAAATCATAGCAATGCGCATACCCATATCTAAAAATCCACTTGGTTCACTTGAAACCCCTTCCATCTTACTTTATATACCGTTATTTCTTTTATTAGGTGCACAGCAGTTAATAAAAGAAATAAGATACGTAGTTTGAATTATGACATATTTCTATTTATAAAAGGCGAAAGGTGGTGCATTATTTGTGCGAAGAAGATGAACTATCTGACGGCATTGAAGCAGTAGACATTGATGATGAAGAAGAGCGTATATCACTATCCTTTGATGAAGATGTAGTAACCCTGTCTGACGATATTGCTAGAGGACTTTCACCAAGAATTCGCTCAATAAACCATCTATGAGAATTTGAAATGAATTTAGTTGAACTGTCGCCACTGTCGCTTGTATCAGAAAATCCCTCTGATGAATCTGGTTTCTGTAGCCGTGCAAAAATTATGAGGGATACGGTTGCCGCCAAAAGTCCAGTGGGCCAATCTATTAGGACTGCAATAAGGAAAGGTAGTATAAAAAATAACGATCTGCCTAGTGTATTATCAAGAATTTCAAGAGACTTCCGGGGGGCAATTTCAACAAAGGAGCCTAATACAAGTAATCCTGCAACTGATATAATTGTAAGTGGCCATTGAAGAACTGAATGGGTGTTTGTTATCCATGACAAGATACTCATATCAATTTCTGGCTGAGTCTCACTAGTCCCAGTCGCCTTTGGCGATGTAGCAGCGCTATTAGCCTTCGGCGATGTAGCAGGAGTTTTAGCTTCGCTTAGAGCCATTCTGTTAGAACACCAAAGTTTTTAATCAGATAAAAAGACATAGGTGGAACTTAGATGGAGTTCGCCTCTATAGAGGATGCATTTCCACAGGATGCATTTCCACAATCAGAAAAATCCAAAGAAAAACGGCGTCATAAGAAAAAAGAAGGATTTCAAGCTTATGAACTACCTCCAACTGATGCAGATCGTCCGGCTGTAAAAAGAATGCTTGAAATTCCACCAATAAATACCATACCAAGCGAAGAAGACGAATATCTTGATGAAAGCAGTAAACAATTGAAAAAAGCAACCGTGAATAATTCTTTACCTCCACCAAGATCAAGTTTTACTCAGAACTCATCTACACCTAGCTTTTTTGGTGCAGAACCATTTTCCAATCCCAGCGAGGATATGCATGCTATATATAACAGTAATACACATAAACAAAGTGGGTATATGCTTGAAGCAGACTTTACAAAGTCATTTGAAGAATCTGGATTTGGAAAATCAGCAGGGAAAATGGTGCCTACCCCTGAACTCCGGCAACGCTGGAAACCCCTATCAGCAGAACGTATAGATTCTTCATTTACTAATGATTCTAAGGGTCACTTTGAAGGACTTTCAAGCCACGATATTTTAGCAATGCGTTCAAAAATAGACACACTCATGGCACGTCTAGATGATTTGGAAAGTAGAGCAGAGGGTGCAAATCCACAGCTTGAAATGCTTTCTTTTATCATGACGGGGCTGTTCTTGATGTTTGCTCTTGACTTGACTGTGAAAAAACTAGCCCGCTAGCTTTTAACCTTCGGTGAAGAAACTAGCCCGCTAGCTTTTAACCTTCGGTGAAGAAACTTAATAAGATACTTAAATATTTCACATTATTTACTACAAGTAAAATTTGTGAATATATTACTCTAAATCAAAGAAAAATAATTGAAAAAGCCTCCCATTTTCCTTAGTATTACCAAAATAAACTGGTGCAGCATGAATAAGTTGTGCATCGAATAATACTAATCTATTATACACATTGCCTACGGTATCTACTGATTCAAACTGGGTGGAATCATAAAATCCATTCTGAAATACAATCGAATGATCCTCAGTAGAAACCTTCATTTTTTTCGTATGTCTTGATCTAAAAAACTGAGTCCCTGATTGAATTGGTGCATCAGGTGTTAGAAAAAGAACACCTGCATATTGCTGCGAATCCTTATGATATACAGCTAAATCTTCTGCTATACAATACTGAAAGCACCCATTTGTTCCATATTTATCCCAGGTACTTATTTTTCTTCCAATTAATGCTTCAAATCGCTCCTTTAATCCATCAAATCTAAAAACAGATGAACGTTTACCCTTATGTCTCTTTAAATCAGGGTAAAACCCTTGTTTTAATGCAAAATCTCGTATCTTATCTGGTTCAGTATAAAAATTATCAACAACTATAAAAGTAGGTAGATTCGTGTTTATTAAAGCTATGGGCTCTTCAATTAAAAAAATAGTTATCCATTCATCATTAATATTCATTTGTAGTTCTCCATTTCTTTCATTATGTGACCAACCACACATGGTAAGTTCTAAATTATTATAGCATTTAACAACATCAAGTCTTTCTTCTATATTTATTTCTTTAATTACGTCATTACTCTTAAATCGCAATGGCCTTACAAATTCTGTAGTATGAAAACACCACCCTTTATTATTATTATCCATATACCCCTTTATATTCTTATGTATAGTTTCATGCATCAAATAATTAATTAATATACTATATTTTTAAGTAGTTAGATAAAGTGCGCAAATTATCAATATATTATTGATATTCGTATAATAAATGCAGAATATCTTTTTCATTTCTCCTGAGAAACCCGTTACATACCCGGTGATCGATAAACATTATGAATGGTATCCTATTCATAATAAGTTATCATTTGAAGAATTCTCTGAACTCTGGCATAAGAAACAACCATATGCCATTTATTCTTACGGCGACATGTCACAATGGAATTATCTTTCTCACATTTTCAATGTGCGCAAGCGATGGGTTCAATTACAAAGTTTGCCAAAGGAAATTGATGTTATACCTAATGTATTTTCGGCAATGATGGGTCATAGATTTGACTCTGATCATCCCCTAATCTCAGTTATCACTTCCACTTTTCACAGTAAAGAAAAAATTATGAGGCCATGGAATAGTCTAAAATCACAAACTTACACCAATTGGGAATGGGTTGTCTGGGATGATTCCAAGGATAACCTGACATACGGTGATTTGCTAGAAATGAAAAAGAAAGATCTGAGAATGCGAGTCTATAAAGCACCTGAGCCTAATGGATCAATTGGAGAAATGAAGCGCCTAGCTGCAGGAGTTTCATATGGCTCATTTATCCTTGAATTAGATCATGATGATGAACTACATCCTGAGCTATTCCAATGGTTAATTGATGCATCAAAGAAATATACCGAAGCCAATTTTTTCTACTGTAGTAATGCTGAATTATTTGAGAAATCACTAAAATCACATTCTTATGGAGATTTTTTTGCATATGGTTACGGATCAAATATTAATGTTTGGTCAGAAAAATACAATCAATGGATAACACAGCATGATAATGGCCCTGTAAATGCAGTTACAATTAGACATCTAATTGGCCTACCAAATCATGTAAGAGTATGGAGGACATCATTTTATGATAAGATTGGCAAACATAATCCCAGACTAACTGTATCTGATGACTACGACCTACTAGTAAGAACTTATATCCATGGAAAATTATGTCATATCAGAAAATGCGGATATTTCCAGTATAGAAATGAAGATGGTAATTTTACCTTTATTCGTAATAGTCTAATTCAACATAATGTAAAACACCTTTACGAACATTATAAATCACAACTTCCAATGATTCCAGAAGGTCATGTATTCCAGCCCTATTGGAAAAGCGATGAAGGTCAATACCCAATTACATATTTAACATATGATCCAGAACCACATGAGTATTCAATTATAATGCTGGATGCTAACAAGGAGAAGATTGAACATATAATGAACCTTGGTATTTCATTCCATATATATATTGTAGGCCCATGTCCAGAAATACCAGTTGAATGGCGGAAAAAAGTGAGCTGGTGGTGCCTCGGCACAGAAGATAATAGCCAAAAGATCCGTTATATTAAGCGTGGTATTGCAACTGGCTCGATTATTCTAACAGAGGATGAACTGGATCAGATTAAAATAGATAAACCACTGGTAGAATTAAAAAAAATACATTCAAAACTGAAGCTCAAGTATGGAACATTTGATGATGAATTTCCAGAGCAATTAATGGCTATAAAATACCTAACAGGTAATGAAAAAGTCTTAGAATTAGGAGGTAATATTGGAAGAAATAGTCTTGTTATTGCATATATCCTTGCACAAAAGGGTAATAATTCTTTAGTTACATTAGAATGTGATACTGGAATTTCAGAAAAATTAAAAGAAAATCGTAAAATTAATAGTATGCAATTTCATATAGAAAATTCTGCGCTTTCTCAAAGAAAGCTTATTCAGAAAGGCTGGAATACAATTATCAGCGACGTCGTATTAGAAGGTTATAAATCTGTAAATACTATTACATTATACGAATTAAGAGAAAAATATAAGATTACCTTTGATACACTTATTATAGATTGTGAAGGTGCATTTTATTACATTTTAAAGGATATGCCTGATATATTAAATAATATTAAACTTATTATCACTGAGAATGATTATCGCAATGCTGAACACAAGAATTATATAGATACTATCTTAAAAGAAAATAACTTCTACGTAGACTATTTTGAAAAGGGTAGCCAAGAAGCTCTTGATCTAAAATTTCCATGCTACATTAATTTTTATGAAGTATGGAAACGAGATTAAATCTACGGGTTAAGTATGGTACGTAATCTATGGACAGATGGATGGAATTCTTTCTGGCATTTTATATTTGGTGCATTAACCTTTTATTTTCCGGTTATACTCATCATGTTTTTATTATATCAGGCATTTGCTAATAAGGGACTCTATGAAAAAAATGTTACTACTGATTTACTAGAATATTTTTTAGGAATGATAAGCATAACTGCCGCTTCATATACATTTAATCAAGTATATGAAATTCCACATGAGCTTTTTACTGAAATAGTGCCTGATATTTTATCAGTTCTCTAAATTGACCTGATGAACTCCCACTGCAAATCCTTGCAAATCTTCTCCCAAATCTTATCTTGTGCATAGAGCTTATCGCGATTTTTCAATAAAGGAAAACAAGGCAGGAAATCATCAAGCTCCAAGAGTTCACAGAGCTTGTAAAGCACATAGGAATATGATAAGAAATTAGAACGCTCTGCAGGGCAATGCTTCTGAAAAGAAGGTTGAATCTCCTTAAAGAGGTAGCGCAGCTTCTCCTCAGTCTCTCTACCCATTACTGGTGCAGTGTGACCATTGAGTCTACTCAAAATATGAGGAACATGCTCATAGAAAGAATTATACTTGAGCTTCTTAAGAATCTCGCGTATCTTACTACGATTCAAGGAGGATGCCTGTAGCCTCTCTTTCTTAATCTGATCCTGAATGTGTTCAAAAATTTCCTCTGGAATCTCAGTGCTTTCCTTCGCCTGGAATTGCGCCAACCACTCATTAAAATGATTAATACGCTTATATGCATAATAAGAGACTTCGCGGGGTGGATCCTTATAACTCGGCTTATCTGAGTCCATCAAAATGAGTTTATGAAATCCGCAATGTGGACATGAAATAGTAGCATCATTGATAGAAATTTTCATATCTTCTCCGCATGCATCACACATGAATGACGTGTCATTAAGCGCATGCATAGATGGTCTGGAATAATGGGGGTCAATTCTCTGTAAATACTGGTCTAGTAGAGTATCACGACGCAAGGTATCTCCATGCTCTCTATTTGATGTAGCATAGGAATTAGAGGGAGGCTGAAATTTCACACCACTGATATCTTGCCTTGATGCATTTTCCAGGGCTTCAAAGACACTACCTGGGCGAGCTCTGTCAGCAACTGATATGACATTATCGGCACCACGATTAATTCTATCCTGTATATCGTAATACTGAAAAAGAAGATCACCTGTTTGCAAATAGTAATCAAAGACTGCTCCTTTCTCATCTATGGAATCGAGCTTTTCCCTAGTTTCCTTTATCTCTTGCTCAATCTGATATCTTTCAACATCACCCTGTTCCTTCTTATAATCACCACAAAGCACATCGTATTTCGTTTGCAATACGGTAACATGCTCATTAGAACTCTTAATCTTAGTAAGATAATGCTGATGAACAGTATCTAGAGTTGTCCTGGCTTCTGGATTAGACCGTTTTGAAGGTCTTATTTTAAAGAAGGGATCGTTCATATACTAAGGAAATGCTAGTTTGGCTCTTTAACCCTGGTCTTACTGCGCTAAGCCAGTTAGAAATATGGTTACGGTCGCAGAAGACTTCAAGATAATTGAAGTGAAGTCTGAATGGACTATAAAGCTAGAAAGAGCAAATATTGAAGAAAAAGCGGAGGCCACTGTGAAGGCTGGATACAGCTATGAAATCTGGGTTTACAATGACAAGAAAGTGAAAGTTGAGAAAAAGGTATACTAGAAAAAAATGTCTTCCGGCAGATTTTCCTTTTTCCTCCGAAAAAATCATTTTGGAAAAATTTTTTTCTATATGATAGGTATAACAACATGACTGGAGGTGGCCTCATGCAATTAGTAGCCTATGGTGCTCAGGACGTCTATTTAACCGGTAATCCCCAGATTACCTTCTTCAAGGTGGTATACCGCAGACACACCAACTTCGCCATGGAGTCCATTGAGAACCCTTTCAACGGTTCTCCTGGCTTTGGCCGCAAGGTGACCTGCACCATCCAGCGTAATGGTGACTTGATCTACCGCATCTACCTCCAGGCCACTCTACCCAAGGTGACCCTGCTATCCACTGACGGCTCTGGTGCCCAGTTCCGCTGGCTCAACTGGGTTGGTCACAACTTAGTGAAGAACGTTGAGCTTGAGATTGGTGGCCAGCGTATCGACAAGCACTATGGTGACTGGCTCCAGATCTGGAATGAGCTCACTCAGGAGGCCGGCAAGCAGGCTGGCTATGCCAAGATGGTGGGTAACGTGCCCCAGCTAGTGAATCTGCTGGTGCAGGGCGGTGAGGACTGCGACAACTACTGCGCCGGCGGTGAGCCCAACACCTCCAACGAGTTCCTCATGTGCTCCCCCGAATACACTCTCTACATTCCTCTTCAGTTCTGGTTCAACCGCAACCCTGGCCTTGCTCTGCCTCTCATTGCTCTCCAGTACCACGAGGTCCGCATCAACCTGGAGTTCAACGACATCCGCAACCTGTGCTTTGACCAGACTCCCCAGCTATCCAACACCCACACCATCCGCGACCGTGTGGCCGCTGCTGGCCTAGTGGCTGCTTCCCTCTACGTGGACTACATCTACCTGGACACTGACGAGCGTCGCAAGTTTGCCCAGGTGTCTCACGAGTACCTCATTGAGACCCTCCAGTTCACTGGCGGTGAGTCCATCACCTCTAGCTCCAACAAGCTAAAGTTGAACTTCAACCACCCTTGCAAGGAGCTCATCTGGGTTGTGCAGCGTGATTCCTTCGTGTCTTGCGATGACAACGTGATTGCACCCTGGAAGGGCCAGCAGCCCTTCAACTACTCCGATTGGTGGGACCGTGCCGTGCTGGAGTCTGGCTACTCCATGACCCGCGTGGAGGGCCTTGCCGGCAACAACCCCACCGTGACTGCTCTCCTGCAGCTCAACGGCCACGACCGATTCCAGGTGCGTGAGGGACGCTACTTCAACGAGGTGCAGCCATACCAGCACCACACCAACGTGCCTGCCGTTGGTATCAACGTCTACTCCTTCGCTCTCCAGCCCGAGCAGCACCAGCCCAGCGGCACCTGCAACTTGTCTCGCATTGATAACACCACTCTCCTGCTGACGGTGTCTAACAATGCCGTGGGCACTGCCACCAGTGCCACTGTGCGTGTGTATGCCACCAACTACAACGTGCTCCGTATCATGAGCGGCATGGGCGGCCTTGCTTATTCCAATTAAGAGTATCCGTGGACAAAAGTGTATCACGACAAGAGCAAGAAAATTTACACGAAATACGAAAGTGTGGACAAGGTCCTCAGTTCCGGAAATCGTAGAATAATATACACATGCATTTTTTATAATTAAATAATAGTATGGCAGCGTATCCAAAAATAACATTCATAGCAGAAGGTGGCTATGGAATAATTTACGGAAATTTTTCCCAGTTAGAAAATGAACCGAATGTAATTACTAAATTTTTTAATTCATACGAGGGAGCTCAAGATGAGATTGTTATGCATAAAAATTTATTTGGTATATTTATACAGGGTACAGATAAGGTGCCAGTATATCCTAAGTTAACAACTATTATCGGAATAGGTATTCCAAAGAAAATTAATGGTGTAAACATCAGAGGAATTCAATATCCAGATTATAAATACAATTGCATTAAGAATGGTCCAGAATATGCTGTAGTTAAAATGCCATTTCTAGGAAAAAATTTATGGGGTGATGACTATGGTTCCGGTAATGGACATACAGGACTTACATTTGATGCATATATGACAATTCTTGAAATATTCGTTTTTTTTCACACAACCGCAGTTCATGGTGATATGAAAATGGACAATATTCTTTGGGATCAAGCATCCGCTAGAGCAGGAATAATTGATTTAGGATTAACTAACCAATTTAGAAAAGGGTATGTGCCATGGTCAAAAAGATCCCGACCAGATCCATATTTTCCATGGCCTCCAGAATTTTGGACAGATACAACAAGAAGTGGTAGTTCAAGGGATAAATATAGTAGTCATTATATTAGCTACCCCGCTAATCAAACATATTCACCTCCAGGTGCTGAAACATTCTGGAATTCTAACCCTGGTAGTGTAAGAATGTTAAAAACTGTATACGATGATTATCTTGTAAATGTTGATAATACTAAATGTTTAACAATGGGAGTTACTGCAGACTTATATGGACTAGGTAAAACATTAGTAAATTCAATTAGGCAAATATCTCAGGTTGAACGTAATAAACCATATTTAGTTGGATATTCTCCTAATGGTGATGATATACAATATAGGTATGCTGATATAATGCGAAATCTACAACTATTATTTACAAATTTACACCCTAAATTAAGACCTCTAGACTACACCGTTGTAAGATATTTCAGAATTTTAAATACAGAGTTTTTACCAAATGCGGGAAATAGAACTATAATTAATGTAAATGGTAATCCATATTTTAGTGTACGGTTTTTAAATAAAGCATATGATGCTATAGATATAACTGGTCAACAAAATGTAGATAACGCTCAAGTCGGAAATAGAGTAGTTATGGCCTATGGGCAACCAGGATCTCCAATAACCATTGAGCAGAAGAAAGAAAACATGATAATTTTCTCATATTTAATTACCAAGAAGTATGATCAATTAAAAGTATATTTTCAAACTCAGGGTGTCGATACGCGATATACTAAATTAATTTATAATAATGTTCTTCAAGATGCAGTCGCGTATTTTAATAACGAATCATTGAAGCAAAAGAAAACTTTACAAGACCTTGGTATTGTTGCATTACCTGCTGTAGCTGCACCTGAAGTTACACCACCTAGAGCAAATCCAGTTCAAGCTGGATACCAGCCATTCGCACAAGCCCATTTTGGAGGAGGTGGCGCGGCAGCCCAAGCTCAGCGTCAGGCAGATGCTAATGCACGAGGTGCTGCTGCTGCTGCTGCTAGACAAAGAGATCAAGAGGCGGCATATATAGCTATGGCCGCAGCTGCCGCTGCCACAGCTAGAGCCGCTGCTGCTGCTGCTGCCGCAGGCAGAGCTAGAGCCCCTGGTGCCGCAGGCACAGCTAGAGGACCACTTACAAAGGATCAAATATTGACCTATCAAAGACAAGGAATTCCATTATTTAAATGGAGAAATGGAAAAATATATGAAGAACCAGAAGAAGGTAGGTATGCTACTAATCCTGCTGCACATAATACCGAACAAGAAAGAGCACATATAGATGCTGAAGCGGTTCTAGAACAAATAAATATAGCTCAAAAGA